AGCTCAGTTAGTACCCCAAGTCTTGACTTCATTTAAGTAACGCTTGGTAGGTTTATTCTTTTTAGTATTCTGTACAGTTGGTGGTTTAGTCTGTGCATACGGCTTGACTTCGATTAATATCTTTTCTTTCTTGCCCTTAAATATCTTCTCAACGTAAAAGTCTGGAAAATATCGATGCATCTTACCATCAATAGGCGAACGATAAGGCACGACTATTTCTTCGCTATTCCACAACGTAACGTGTGGGTGCTTATCTAAATAATTCATCAATTTTAATTCCCAACCACTACGATATATTATATTAGTTGGATCGCCTTTGTATTTTGTCGGGTTTCGAGGGCGAAATCTACCCTGATTATACTTTGCCATCTTATAGAACTCATATAAATAATTGTCATAGACTAAGTTATTATTTATATAAAGGTAGAAAAATGGCAATTCAAGGCACAACAAATAAATTGTTAAAGACAAGCCCGCAAGAACATATTGCAATTAGAAAGGGTGAGTTTTATGGTGCAGGTGAAATTCTCAAATTTCCAACAAACATTGGCGCCCACGCAACACTCATAAGATTCTTTAAGTATACCTATGGTGGGTCAAAGGGCTCTACAATGACACCACTAGCAGAAGTACTGTTGCCACTTCCGAAACAGATTCAAGACTCGTTTAAAATAAATGTAGCAGGCGATGAACTTGGAGTAATTGGTACTGGGTCGGCTGAATTTGCTGGCGGTCTTGGTAGAGATGGTGGACCGGATATTATGGGCGCTGTTGGTGGAATGATGAAAGCATCTGCAAACGCCGCTATGGCAGGGGGCGAGGCGTTATCAGATATCGTTTCAGGTAAGGGGTCTAAAGCACTTGCAGAAATGGCGGGCAGTGCCGCTGATGCCGGTGGATTCTTTTTGAGGGCTGGTCTGGGTCAAGTAGCACCAGATATTGCAAATGGTATTGGTGCGGGTCGTGGTACAGCAGTGAATCCATTTCAAACACTGGTATTTAAGGGTGTTGATCTTAAAGTACATTCGCTTGAGTGGTTATTATCACCAGAAACAGAACAAGAATCAAGAGATTTAAGAAGAATTATTCGTACACTACAGCGTATGGTTCTACCAAAAACAGAAAGTGCAATGGGTCAAGATGTAGGTATCACAGCAATTGATAAAGGTATATTAAGATACCCTGCAATGTGTAACATATATCTTCAGGGTCTAGATCAAAACTATTTCTTTAAGTTCAAAACATCAATGATATCTCAATTAAATATTGACTACACGCCTAATGGTATTGCACCATTGAAGGGTGGTAAGCCAAGTGCTGTTCGTATTACAATGACACTCAACGAAGCATATATTCATACTGCTGAAGATAATATGGAAATTGATCTTGATAATGAAGAACTTGCTGAAAAACTTGCTGACTGGGATGAGGATATAGATGGTGAACTACCAAACAATATTGTCATAGCAGACGGCATATATTCAGATGCTGAAGACTTTACAAATCAAACAGAGAGCGATGAGATAACTCTAATTAATAATCTACCTGACGGGTCACAAGAAGAAAAAACAATGCTAAAGAGTGACTTGGCAAGAGACCTAGGTATTGGTGTTGATGATCTAGGTGGATACCAATATGCAGAAGGCGTAACAGTGGGTGAATCATAATGTCATATTTTAAAGCATTTCCACAGATAACATTTCAAGGCAAATCAGTTGCTGACATTACAAGAAAGGTAAAATTATCAAGTATTGTTAAGTCAGAAGCATTAGACTACATGGATTATACAATACAAGAAGGCGAAAGACCTGAAGATGTAGCAAACTTTTATTACGATGACCCATCTCTTGCTTGGTTAGTTCTACTTGCCAATGATATTATTGACCCATACACGCAATGGCCGAAGTCTCAAGAGAACCTTGAGAAATATATTATCGCACAATACGAGAGTCAGTCTGGTACAACAGGTCGACAGGTGATTGATTGGGCAAAGAATGCCACAATCGCAAGTAATATTGTGATGTATCAAAGTCAATTTGAAGAAGATATACGAGTAAATCGTGCTACATTTATTCAACTTGGTAAGAGTACAATTATCACTGCTGATAAAATGATCTTTGGTGAGCAATATATATTTAAAAGTGCAGGCGAGGTATCAACGAGTCAATGGCAAGTAATCAGTGGTGATACTAATTTTGTGACAGAAGATGGTAGTGTCTTCACTGCACAAGTCAATGGAACAGCAATAAATGCTAGTGATACAGCAAAAGTATCAGGCTCATCATCCACTAACCCCGCCCGAGAATTTATTCCACTTCGTGCATATGATTATGAGTTTGAATTAAATGAAGAGAGAAGACAAATTTCTCTATTAAATAAAGGTTACCTAGGTCAAATAAAAGATCAACTTGAGACTATATTAAAAGATGTCTAAACCACAAACACAAGCAGGGTTCTATACACTTAAATCATTTAAGGTAAAGCCTCTATTAGAAGAGAACTTAAATCGTGATAGCGAGAATAATTCTATGCCTGAGTATGTAGAACTTGCTAAGACAATTTCTAATTGGGGCATCAGTGAATCAATGGACTCTCCTTTTCTCACTGGCTACGCTAATATTCTGGAATCAGCTAATCTACTTGAAGACGTTCCGCTTATTGGAGAAGAATTAATTGAATTAACATACGAAGACTTCTATGGCGAAAGCGCCACGCACTATTTTTTCCTATATTCTATTGAAGACATCGGACCGGCAAGCCCAATCAACGATAGAATGATGAAGTATACAGTAAGATTCTGTTCAGTAGCAAAGTTACAAGGCGATCAAAGGTCAATAAGAAAGTCATATAATAGCACTAAAATCTCTGATATAGTAGACGACATCTATAACACATTCATGTTATCCGATAATCCACTATATGATAAGCCTATAGAGATAGAAGAAACGGATGGCGAACAAACTTTAGTCATACCTAATCTAAAAGCAGATGCCGCAATGCAGTTTTTAAGCAGAAGAGCATACTCTGTTAATAATAAAAGTTCTTTATATAGATTCTTTGAGACAAGAGAGAAGTATTATTTCTGTACGCCTGAGTACCTAGTGGAAAAATATGGCGATTTTGGGTCGAAAAGTGAAGAAGAAATAAACCGGGTTTCTTTTATCTACAACACTGTAGAAGACAACACAGGAACAGGTCAGCAGATTGCCCAACAGTCTGTAAATGATGTGGGCTACGGCACTAAGGTCGATACGTTTCGTGATATGAAGAATGGTATGTATCGGCGCATCGTGACCGAACTCGACCCTACAACAAGGACTCGTATCGAACGCCAGTATGATTACACTACTGAGGTTCAAGACAAAGACTTTCCACAGAAGGTTAAGATAACACACAGCGATACCTTTCTTGACAAATACATGGCTATGCATACAGCACCTGAGGAGTATCTACTGACAGACTTTCCTCAGATAGGACAGAACGAAGGTCGAGACAATATGAAAAGACCTTATGCACACTTCTATGAGAACTATACAGCGAAGCCTGTTGTGAACTATCATTTTGAGAGGAATGCCCTTACGATGGGTATTAACGGGCGTACTAGTCTGTACCCTGGCAGGGTGATTAATCTTGAACTGTATAAGTTTAGTAATACTGTAGAAGGCACGAGAGAGATTGATCATGAAAGAACAGGTAAATATATTGTATTGTCAGTGGGTCATATGTTTAATGAAGATGTCTATAAGCAAAGCCTTATTCTAACGAAGGGTGGGTTAACCTAATGGATTTGATTTGGAACGACTTTCTTGGAATATGTTTAATACTATCAATAAGTTATAGTGTCTATTGTATACTAGAGGATAAGCAATGAGTGGTGGATTTAATAATATGTTGCACTTTGTTGGTGTTGTGGAAGATAACCATGACCGAACGAATGCTGGGCGAGTTCGTGTTCGTGCCTTTGGTGTACACCCACCTCGTGTGAGTAAAGATATAGAGGATAGTGTTCCTACAGAAGGTTTGCCTTGGGCTACTGTACTAGATGGTTCTTATGGTGTATCGCCTGTGATACCAAGTGTTGGTGACTGGGTCTTTGGTTTCTTTGTAGATGGAGCAGAAGCCCAACAGCCCATGATTATTGGAAGACTGCCAGGTATGCATCTAAATGTCCCGGGTGGTATTGGTGAGCCTGGAGAAGATGGGTATCTACCACCAGAGTCTATACACAACTATGGCAAGCCAGAATTACATCGTTATCAAGGCGGTGAAGACTTAGATAAAGGGCAGACACTACTACAGAGAGCGTCTCAAGAGTCTGATATAGAACAAGCACTTAGTGAAGAGACTTTTAATGAGCCACCTATTGCTATGCCTGAAACAAATTATAACAATAGAATACTTTCTAGTAAGAGTGGTAATAACTTTATTGTGATGGGTGACGGCGCAGAGAGTGAGTCTAGTGATTACATTTTGATGTCCCACAGTTCGGGCTCCGTGTTTCAGATTGATCCGAACGGCACTATATTTGTTAAGTCCTTTGGTGATCAGTATAACACAACTGATGGGGTCTTGTCAACCTATGTTACAGGTTCTTCTCATACAAATGTACAAGAAGATTGGTCACTCAAGGTAGAAACAGGTAGTGGTAAAGTGTATGTGAATGGTGATCTTGACATCGAGTGTGAGAACTTTAATGTCACTGCTCGTTCTAATATGAATCTTCATGCGGGGGTGAAGACGAATATGTCTGCTTCTGGTGTGTCTGTATTAGCCACAAGTGATGACATTAACATGGGTGCAAAGGGTAATATGAAGTTTGCGACTGGAGATGCCGAGACAAAAGGTGGCTTTTATATACAAGCATTGAGTGGAGACTTCCATGTTGACTCATATAAAGCCAATATGTTTACAGAGTGTTACACCAAGATATCATCAAAAGGTACACCTGCAGTATCAGAACAACTACTTCCATATGCAGATGCGGGTCATCATGGTATCGAAATTAACTCGCCAGACATCGTTCACCTTGATTCTGGGGGTGCTTTTTCGATTAATAGTGGTGATTTATTTGCGATTAATGCCACTAAGTCGGCTACAATACTAGCTGGCGAACGAGTAGATTGTGTTGCCGGTAGTACATTTAACGCAGAATGTACCGGCAATGCGTCTGTACAAGGCGGTAAAGTACACCTAGCAATGGGTTCAGATCAGCAAGCAGAGGGTAATTATAACGCCGCTAAGGGTGCTAGAGGGGCTCAAGTTGCCCTCAAAGACGCACGAGAGTCAGTTACAGAGATAGCAAATGTAGTATCACCTGGCGAATTACCTAAGAGTAGAGCCGCTAAGACACCTGTTATACAACGAATGAAAGCATTTATTACGGGCATTATGCCAAGTGGAGACGACTAAACATGAGTATTGAATGTAATAATACCACACCATTAGGCTCTAGAGCAGGCGAAGAACTGCTTGATGCGAATAGTGCGGCACTCATAAACGCCATTATTGACCTTGCGAGCCTTGCAGAAGAGGACAATCCACTCAGTGAATTGGATAGAAATACGGTTCTTGATGTTACAAATGGACTGAATAACATATTAGAGAACACTCCACTTGATGGTCTTAACTCTCTACAAGCCAAGTTAGACGAGAATGGTGGGAAGCTATTACCAACTGATGTAGCAGAATTTGCCCTTAATACTAACACAGATTTAACAAAAATTAAAGAAGCAGTAGATAATTATAACACAAATCTACCCAATTCGTCAAGTCTTACGCCAGCCGGTACGAGTACACAAGCCGGTCAAAGTGGTCAGTTTAGTGATATATCAGGCATTGTTGGACAAGAGGGTGTAGTAAGTGATGGTAGTGGTACATTACCTGTAGAGACAGATGAAGACTTGAGCATTGGTGGTATTGGTGTTAATGGTAAGACAGACGATATAGAAGTGCCTACTACATCAGTACAGATAGATACTGGCTCTGGTGTTAGTACTGGAACAAGTGTGACTGGTGATGGGGGTGTTGGAGCAACTACTGGTGCGCCACTTGGTGGGTCAACGACTTCTACTACGACAACAGGCTTCTTTGACGCTACTGCTACTGGATCATCTACAAGTGGTACTGGTGTTGGTGGTACTGGTGTTGGTGGTACTGGAACTGGAACAGGTCTCGCTGGGGGTTCTACTTCAGGTTCTAGTAATGTAACAACGGCAAGTGGGCTTACTGGTAATGTAAGTGGTGTGACAAGTACAAGTGGAGTACAAATAGATACTGGCTCTGGTTCAAGTAGTGTGATTGGGGGTGCTACTGGTATTAATACTTCATCATTCTCTTCTGGTAATACACCATTTACTTCAGATCAATTAACAGCACTTGCCGTATTAAGTGCAGGCGCATCATCAGATAGTGGTTCTCTTCTTACAAGAACTCAGCTATTAAATGTGCTTGGTGGTAGACAAACACTTATGCCTGTTATATTACAGAATCTATTAAAGGACATGGACTTTAACTTTGCTACTAATCTTGGGCAAAATTTAACCGGTAGAGTGTGTGGTGCTTATAGTGATGTGCTTGCTGATTTAACAAAAGCCTTTGCTAAGATCGATACTGGAAAGAAAGCAATTGATCAGTTAAGTAATTTTATAGAGAAAGATGTTAAGAAATTAGCCGAGAGTTTAAAACAACGTGGTGTACTTGCCACATTAATGTCTATACTAGAGAAGATTATTGAGGGTGCTATTAAAGCCGCTTTGGGTCTTGCAATTGCCGCAGTTGGTTCTGTTGTTGCTGTTGTTAAAGGTATATCAAGTGCCGCCGCACCTATCATGAGAAAGATTAATAAGATGCTTCGATCTATTAATGACTATATGCAAGATGCCTCTGTCAAGAAGATTATTGAAGATATGGAGAGATTAATTGTTAACCTAGCAGAGCAGTTTGAAAGACTTACTCCACAGAACATTGCTAACATAATGTTTCGTCTATGTCAAATGGCGCAAGACTTACAAGCTAAGTTAATGCAACCAGCTATTA